CCCAATATTATATATGGCCATTAGAAATACATTATTTATCATATTTAATTAATAAAACAAAAGAACCATCTAATGATGAATTAAAAGAAATAGCAAATTTATTTGTAAAACAAAATACAGCATTACAAAAAAATTTTTCCAAAGATTTTTTAGAAAAATATAACGATTTATGTTTTAAACAACTGGTAAAATACAATGAAATTAAATTCGATGAAAGAATAAATAAAATTATGAAATATTGGAAAACATTTGATAATTATTCTATTTCAATTATGTATTTAAAATTTTTAAAAGTAATAAATGTTGATGGTTTTAAAAATAATAAATTTATTATTTTTTTCAGTGAATTATTATTGCAAAATATACATCCTAATCCAGACAAACGTTTAAGTTTAATTAATACTATTCATACTTTTAATGCATTTTTATATGAAAAAAATTTAAAAAATATTACTACTTTCGCAGAATTAACTGATGGAATAGTTAAAAATAGACAAGAAATAAACGAAAACTTGTATTTACAAAAAAAGAAAGGAATTTTAGATACAAAAACTATGAAAATATTGCAAAGAAAACAATCAAAAAAAAAATAATTATTTCTTTTTCTTTTTAATTTTTTTATTTTTTTTATTTAAATTTTTTTTTCTACTTTTTTTTGTTTTTGTTTTTTTTATTTTCTTTTTTCCACCTCCTTTTTTCTTTTTATATGTTTTATTGGCTCTTTTTAATATTTGTGTTAAAGAAATTCCAGCATTATCATACATTGTTTTTTTAACGTGAGATAGCCATGAGGAGTTTGTCATATATTTTATATTTAGATAATAAAATTGAATCATAAAAAATTTACTTACATCATCATAAGAAAAATGACACTTAAATTTACAAGATACTTGTATAATCAAGATGAGGTTAAATTAACTTTAATAGAAAATTTGCTAAATCAAAAAAATTTAAAAGAATGTTATTTTTGGATTTATGAATATTTTCAAAGCACTTCTGTAAAGGAAACTTATAACTTAATATATAAAATATACTATGATTTTTATGGTTTAAAAAATCCAAAATTTGAAAAAAAGATAAATAAATACTACAAACTATTTACCAGAGATAATGATATAAAATATATTTTGGTTATAATTAAAAATTTGTTTAAATTTGAAAAAGATTCTACTATATTCTTATTAAGAACATATTATAGTCGCAACTTACTTTCCCTTTTAAAATCAAAAAATGTTATATTAGATAATTTTACATTCTCTAATCAAAATCAACAAAAATTGGCTAATTCAATTCGTCAAAAAAACAAAAATACTATTGCATATTATTTAAAAAAAACAATAAATGATAATAATTTAATCGAATTATTATCAAAAATTTTAAAAAATAAAATTATAATTAATCATAATTATAATAAATATTCTCAATTACTATTTATTATTATTAATAGTTTTAAAATTCAATCAAAAAAAAAAGTATTTTATTTAAAAATACAAAATAAAGAAATAGAAAATGTATTATTAACTAATTACAAATCATATAATGAAAATACTATTGTGATAAAAGATAAAAATTATATTTCAGAATGGATGAAGAAAGCACCAATAGGTTTTGATAAAATATTTCCTAATCCAAAAAAACAAATAGAATTTGTAATGAAACAAAAATATAAAGACATAGAAGAAGCTTTGGGTAATTTATGGAAAGATAAAGATAAAGTTAAAGGTAAGGAATATGATGCATTAATATTTTTCGGTTCTATATTAGATGACATCCTTTTAAAAATCGAAACACCATATAAAATATTTCAAAATAAAAGATTATATTCAATATCAGATAACATAGGTTGCTTTAATTTACACAGGGATGAATGTAATTTAAATGATATATTTTGGTATCATTGGGAATACTTTGCTTATAAAAGTTCTATTTGGAAAAAAAGATTTGATAAATATAATATCAATGTTAACGATAAAAAACAGACTATTGAATTTAAAAATGAAGATGAATTAGAAGAATTTTATAAAAATTATGGTTTTGACCCAGATGAACAAAAGATAAATGTTCAAGAAAAAAGTATAAAAAAGATTAAAAATATAAAATTAAGTGATTGGTTAAATAATATATTTAAAAAAAAAATCAAAAAAACTATAAGAATCAAAGTAATTTATTAATAATATAAAATTGAAATATTATTTATAATATATATTTTTTATATATTGATTATGGTTAAAAACAAAAAAGGAGGAAGTGGTCACAAAAAAATGGCAAGAAAAAATGTTGCCCCAAAGGGGGGTTATCATAATAGAAAATTAAGGAAACCTGTAGAGGAAGGAGAAATATTTGCACGTGTAACTGCTATTCATGGTGGTGGTCATGCTGGTATATTATGTGCAGATGGTAAGGTAAGAACCTTAGTTATTCGTGGTAAATTTAGAGGAAGGAATAAGAGAGATAATACTATTCGAGTGAATAGTATTATATTAGCAGCATTAAGAAGTGTTACTATGGGAGAAGTTGTAGCTGCAAAAAAGAAAGAAAAAGCTGATTTAATTTATGTTTATAATGAGAATCAGATGGATGAATTAAAAGAAATACCAGAAGTTTATAAAATATTAGACGATACTAAAAAATCACAAATTAAAGAAGATAATGATTGTGGTTTTGAATTTAGTAATAAAATTATAGATAATAATGATGATGATAAAAATTCAAATATTAAAATAGAAAAGAAAAATGAAAGTTTATTTAAAGATGATGATGTAGATATTGATTGGGATGATATTTAATATTCATCATCATCAAATGATTGAAATATATCTATTTCTTCTTCACTTGAGTCCGAATCATAATATTCATTAGTATTTATACTTGCTAATATTGCATTTTGTAGATTTCTATTCATTAAATATTCATTTTCTCCTTCAAAAATTCTATTAACATTCGATGTTTCGTTTAAAATATTGCTTCTTCGTGGTCTATGTATATATTGTGTTGGATTATACATAAAATTCATATTTTCTAACATTTCATTAACTCTATTTCTTGATATATCTGTATTATTAGTTTCATTAGATATTACAAAATTTTCATTATTTTTTATTTCTTTAAAATCAAATTCATATCTACAAACTGGACATTTATGAGACTCTTCGCATAACCAAGTTTTTATAGATTTTTTATGAAATATATGATTACATGGTAATTGTATTATTTTATCTCCATTTTTAAATTCATCCATTGATATTACACATTCTTTAGTTTCGAATTTACTATCATCATAAATTATTTCTTTTAATGTATCCTTACCTTTATCTGATATAACTTTTTTATAAGCTTTTTTTTCCATTAAAGAATTATTTAATACATTTTGAAAACTATTTATTCTATTTTGAAATGGTAAGTTTAATAAATTATCATTTGAAGTATTTAAATATTCCACCAGTAAATTTACAAATCTATTTTGTAAATTATTTGATGAATCTGATATTAAATTATGTAAATATTGGTTTGACATATCGGTTTCCATTATTAATTTAAAACAATATTATATATTTAACTTTTTTATTTATAATATTTTAAATTATAAATAAATTAAATTTAAACCATAGATAGATAATCAGAGATATTTTCATCCATAGCTCTATATCTATCAATATTTAATAGGTTATCTAATAAAGAAAAGGGAGTTGTTTTTCGTAGTTCATTTAATCCCTTGGTTACAAATACATTTAATAAGCTTGAACTATATCCACTAAGAAATGTAATATTTTTAGTAAAGGTTGTAGCAGGAAATCCTTTGGTTTTTCTAAGATTCCAAAATAAAATATGAGGTGGGTCATAAGGCTTTTTATATTTTGTTTTCATCCCAGCATCATAAAATTTTTGAATAATTTTATCATATGCTGTATCAAAAATACCTACATTATGATATTCACAATCAAATTGCATATCACTAAATACAGCTAATACTAAATTTTTTACTTCCTTAGGATCGATATTGTTTTCAACAAGAGATTCACACATTTTATCACAAGCTAAATGAAAATCTGTATTACATCCCCAAGCAGAGTGTCGTACTTTTTTTGCTTTTTCTACAAAATCCTTACAATCTTCTGTATTAATCCATTGTGGATAAGCATCAAAAGTTAATAATCTATGTCTGAAATCAGGATGGCAAATTTCACTAATACGTAAAGATAATCCTATAGCATTATTAAGTGGAATACAATTATCACATTCCATAGAACCAGATGTATCACACATTGGGATGATACACATATTTTCTAATCCTTTATTATTTTCTCCATTACTTTTCCATTGTAAATTAATTGTTTCTCTGATGGTATTATCATCATCATTTGATTCATTGTATGAATAAGCATCTTTTGCTAATTCTCCTACATTTAATCTTTTACCATGAACTTTTGCTGTTTTATCACCTGATAATGCTTTCGTTATATGTTGTTTATAATTTTCAGCACATTGATATCTATCTTCAAGATGCCATTTTACAGAAGCAGTTTTAGTTTTATTTAAAAATGCATTTTTTTGTTTTCTAAGAGTAATCGAAGTTACTTTATTAAAATCTATATTTTTCCAATCTTTACCTGCCATTTTAACCTGAGTAGTATCACTTCCTCCATTACTTCCTGATAATTTTACAATTAATTTTTTTAGATGAATTTTTTGTTTTAGTTGTGCTTTTTTCATTTGCTCATGGTCTCTCCAACCATTTTCTGGTGCTATTACAAAATCTGGAAACATTATATTTGCTAATTTTTTAAAAATCCAATTAAATCTTTTGGATGATTTTTCTCTGGGAATCCATTTTCCGCATAAACTTACTGGTTTATTTTCATTAAATAATTTTTCATCTCTTTTTAACCACTTCATTGCAATATTTGTTAAAATTTTATCAACTAAAGGATGAGCTTGTTTTTCAATAGTATTTTCATTTAAATATGCTAAAAAATATTTTATATCTTTAAAAGAACCATACTGGTGTCCATTAAGACAACTATGAGAATAATCTACACAATGAAAAAAGGCATTATAGGCTAAATCAGGATAATAACGATGCCAGATTTCTATTTGAAACCAAGTATTATCCATATCACCTTTTCCCCCTACCATATCTCTTGTTTGAGAGATTAATTTGTAAAGAATTGATAACTCTTTTTCATTATCTTCCCAATTAAGATTATCTAAAAGAAAAATTAATTTTTTTTGTAAATCGCTAGTATCTTCAGTTCGAACTAACTGAAAGAAGAATTGAGTTATCAACTCTTTTGGTTTTAAACTCCAATCATATTCAATATGTCCCTTCTCCCCAATGCGTTTCGGTTTTAAATTATCATCAAATGCTGATACGATACTACTCATAATATTATTAATATCGAAACACTCTTTTAAATATGTTTTGTTTATCTTTTATTTTCTTCTTCTTGTCTTACGTTTTGTTTTCTTTTTTATATATATCTTTTTAGTTGTTGATTTTTTTTCTTTTGAATTATCATAATAAATAATATATAAACTATTTAAATTTTTAAAAAAATGAATAGTGTCGTCCCATTTCATTTCAGATAAACTTGATTTAATAGATAAAAAATTATATTTTTCATCATTTTTTAAATAAGATGAAAGTTCATTTGTTTTCAAATCAATATTATATTGTAATATTGATATTAACTTATGATCTCTTGAATTATATATTTTATTTTTTTTTAATAAAAAGATTAATTTTGTTTTATCTAATATTTTATTATCTAAAATAGCATTATCTTTTTTAATATGATAAATTTCATTTTCACGATTAATATAAATGTATATTAATTTAATAATTTCATTTTCTTCAGTATAAAATGTACTATATAATTTTTCTTCATTTTCGATTTCTTTTATCCAAGCATCATCTAATTCTTCTTCATCATTAAAAATATCAAATACATTATTAATATCATCTATTTCATATTCAGTCATATTAATATGAAATAGCAAAAAAAGTTAATTATTTTTACACAATTATAATATTATAGTTAATTATCATCTTCTTGACTAATTTCATCATCGTCTTCGTCCTCCTGTTCGCTATCTGTTTCATATTGCATATTCAAAATCATTTGTTTTTCGGCATCTGACATTTTTGTTTGTTCGAATCCCATATTTTTGTTTTTATTTTCTTGTTTTTCCTTTTTTTTAATCACAATATTTTTTTGATTTTTTTTTTGTAAGGCAACTTCAAATGGATTAAATGAATTATTGGTAGCTCCTAATATCATTGGGCGACCTTTTTCATCTTTTTGAATATTATGAAATTTTTTACTGGGACCAGATCGTCTATTATTTCTAAAGTTTCTTCGCCCTCTTCCTTGTCCTCTACCACCCCATCCACCTCCTCTTCCTCTTCCTCTTGAAGT